CCGGCCTTGAACACGATCGGCACGCCGGGGAACTGGCCGCGGATCCACGCGAGCATCTCGCGGACGGCCGACACCTCGGCCCTGAAGTTCCGCTTCTTCGGGTCCTTCGTGTAGCGGCTGATCGCGTAGAAGTCGGCGATGTCGCCGTTGAGCACGAGGGCGTCGATCCGGTCGCCCTGGAGCTGGTCGACCGCGGCCCGGAGGGCGGTCTCGTCGTGGTAGGGCACGTGGATGTCGGACAGCACTCCGACGTTGCCAGCCACGCCGAGCTCGTGCGGCCCCCAGGCGTCAGCCTTCGACGGCGGCATCGCTGCGACCTGGCCGGCCCGCCTGGGCGGGCGGGCTGCGACGGGCTTGCATCGCTGCCGGTGGAAAGCCCCACTGACACCGAACTGACGGCGGATTCGCCCGTAGGCCGCCTGGAGCGTGATCGCCCCGTTTGCCTCCTCGTGCAGCCGCCGGGCGAGTGTCTTCGCCGGGGCGTCGGGGTGCTCGAGGCACAGCCGCTTCGCCATCTCGGTGATCGGGTCGCCGCCTGGTTCGCCTGGACGTGGCATCCGTGCCTCCTGGGTTGGCTGGCAGTGTGCCAGGCCGGGGTGGTGAGTCAATTTTCGGGACTGGCCGACTCGACCTTTCGCGCATTCCTGATCGCCCGCCGCACCAGCAGTCGCCCGGCCGCATCGACGAACGGCAGTTTCCGCCTGGTAGCCTCCTCGCGGAGCCAGCCGACGATCTCGTCGATGTGCTCCTCGCACCAGCCGCAGCCGCGATCGTCCATCGTGCGGGCGCGGGCGTTGCACGAGCAGTCAGGAGTGGCCGTGATGCCGATGATGGCGAGGAGTTTTTTTAGCTCGGTCCCCGGGCCGCCGGCTTGCGGCGGCGGCACGCCAGGCTTCGCCTGTCGCGGATAGGCCACGTGCGTCTCGTCAACCGTGATCTGGTCGCCGTCCTCCGCGACGATGCACGCGCGAACCTCCTCCAGCGTGTATCCACGCTCGCGGCAGCGAGCCTCAAATAGACGACGCGGGCCGGCAATCATAGGAAAGGGTTCTCCGCGACATCCCAGCACGCGATGCCGCAAGCAAACGGGAAGTCGCAATTAGCAGGCTCCCACTTGAACCACTGTGCCGCATCGTACGGAACATCCTGGAAGTAGTAGCTCGGTGCAGCCTCTATCTGCTTGATCCCGCCGCACCCTAACGCTTCCGCAGACGACGCAGAGTCAATGTCGTAGCTCTGGCACGCCCCGCAATCCGAGACTGTCCTGACAACGTGGTAATACGCCACATACTCCAGCTCTTGATCCCACCACTCTGTCTCCTCCGGCGGGAGAGACGAATCGTTTGGGTAGCAGGGGTAGCCGAACGATCCCTGGTATCCGCTGTCATACTGGGGCTGCGGGTACATACTTTGGCGCTTGATTGCCGTGTTGCAGTTCCAGCCCAGATTGTCATAGTAATCCGCGTCGCGCCCCCAGATCAGCACAGTGTTCGGCGGCAGCGTCAATTCTGATAGCGACGGAGGCCCGTCGATTGGCCCAAAGTCGCAGTATGTAATGCCCAGCCAGTTAGTCTTTTGCTCGGGCCAGTGTCTGCCGTCGATGATGGTAGTAGCCATCTTCGACTTCCATGTCACACGGACGGCCATGATGCACAGCAGGTCACAAAGTTTGCACGGGCATGTGCCGTCCGGCGGCGGCCAGGGTATACCTTCAGGCCATCGCCTGCCGCCCTCGTTGCCGTTGCTGAATAGCCCCTGCGACTGATTTATTCCAGGCACCCCGCAGCCATCGACAGCGTTGCTGCAACTCTCGCACGGCGTGCATGGGTGATAAATGCCACACTGTTTCTGTAGTTGCGCGAGCGTCGGCAGCGGGTCTCCAGATGGCAGCGTGCCTGGGTACGCGAGACACGGCTGGCAGTCCTCCTCTGTCGATCCAGTGCAGCGAGTCTCTCCAAACTCTGCGATGTATGGGTTGCCCCTCCACCACGTTCCGCCGCCCGAGTAGGCGGCATCCGCGCCAGCGTTGGCGGCGTTCGGAAAAATCGAAGCCGCGTACTCAGAGAACGCATATTCCACGTAGTGGCATGGAAACTCGCCGTAGTACACGCCGAGCGTCGAATCCCACGCCCAGGAGCCGCCGGCTGGCGCGATGCCCGCGAATGGCTGCGCGTTGGCCCCCGGTGTGCCGGGGGAGTAATACACACGCTCAACGCAAGAGCAGCAGAGACAGTCGCCGCAGCAGCAGTCCTTCGACGTAACGACCTGGCCGCCACGCATCACCGGCAGTCCGTTTTTGAACGTGACCTGCGTCATGGTCCGGTTGTCTCTTCGCAGTCGTCGCTATTGAACCACTTCAGGCAGCCGTTTTCGTCGTGGCCGAGCAACTGCACCGCCGAGCCGTTCCAGCCGCTCCACTTCGTGAAATCTTCGCCGCCGATTGTCTGGCGGCAGGACTCCGAATCGTCTGGCGAACCGGCCTCGACGAGGTACCACTGACCGTCGGCGGCCTTCCCGATGGCGACCCACGAATCCTGGGCCACGTCGTGCGACAGGTTGCGGACGTTCTCGACCGTGGCGGTGGGCGAGGTCTGTGTCGGCGTGCAGGTGCCCGCGCCACCCCAGAGCGTGATCGTCACGCATTGCCCGACAGCCCAATCGCAGGGGGTCTTGCCGATCAGGATCGGATCGCCACCGTCCCCGCCCGGGTCGCGAAACCGCACCGGGGCCATGTCGCGATTCCCGCGCTCGTAGGCGCGGGTCGCGGCCGCGATCCGGCGGGCGTCACCTTCGGAAAACCGGACGTTCGCCATCTCACAGCAGCTCCGGAGTGCCGAAGATGTCGCCGAAGTCGGCCGTCGGATACAGGTTCACGCCCTGGCCGTTGTTGATCACGCTCGGGGCCTGGCCCGGAGACTTCTTCGTGCCGTTGGAGTTGAGGGCCACCGGCTGTTTCACCGGCTTGCCGTCATTCCCGAGGATCGCCTTCCGCTCCGCCCCGACGAGCTCCATGAAGCCGACATCCCACGGCATGGCCTTCCATGTGCCCGGGTCAAAGCGGAACTCCCAACGGGACTCAATGAACTCGAGCACCCCGCCGTTTTGGTTGTCGTCGAGCTTGGAGATACTCTGCTTCTTCGCCCCCTTGAAGTAGCACTTCCATGTCTTCTCCGCACCGCCAGCCCAGGCCCCGTTATTGACTGCGCCGGCCGCGGCGTCGATGTCGGCGTCGAGCGACTGCTGGTCTTCGTAATACTTCGTCAGGCTCCAGCTCGTCTCCTCGCGTTCCTTCTCCAGGCCTTCCAGCGGATCTTTCGCGGAGTTGGTGATGGTGGCGCCGGACTCGTCCGTGAATGCCGGGACGGTCGTGGCCCCGCCGTTCCGCTCCCAGACGTCCTCCGGGATGCCGTTCTCCTGAACGACCTTCCCGGCAGGCGGGACGTAGAACGAGACGGTCAGCATCCACAGCATGGCATCGTCGGTCGCCGGCGACAGGTCGAACTCCATCGCCTTCAGGGCCGGGAACTCGGAGTGGGCCGAGCCCCACGTGATGCCGATCGTGCCCGTGACGCCGCCGACGATATCGGTCCGTTCCGTCTGCGGCGAGTCGACTCGGATCCGCCACTTCTCCTGGACGCGCATGCTCTCGCCGTACTTGCAGGCGAGGCCCGTCGGGACGCGCTGGTAGCTCACCCAGGCCATGTCACGCTCCGTCGATGGCGAAGGGGTAGTCGGACTCTTGGCTGTCGAGGGTGTCGGCGATGTGCTCGAGCACGCCGAGTTGCCTCTCCTGGACGTCCTGTCCGGTGCCGCGCATCAGGCGGAACATCTCCGCCACGCCCTCCTTCGACCGGGAGTCGATGCCCTTGATGGCCTCGTTGACGCCCGCGAACTCGACGGTTTGCTGCACCTCGACAGGAGCCGGCTTCACGCTTTGGATCTGGGCGGCCGATGCCTTTGCCTGGGCGGTCGCGGCATCGAAAGCCGCCGTCAGCGGCCCGGCGATCGCGGCCCCGACCGGGGTCGCGTTGTCGGCAAACGCCGCCGCGAAGCCGGCCTGGGCCTGGGTGAGGTTCTCCGTGATCCCGTTGGATATCTCCTGGTTGAAGGCCTGCGCCCCGGCCACCACCGCGTCGAGCGTGGATGTGTCGAACCCGAGGAACTGGCCGATCTGCTGGGCGATCGTGGCGAGCCCCTCGAAGGCCCCAGTGAACCCGAGGATCACGAACCCCAGCCCGGCCTGGGCCGCGTTGAACACGCCCGAGAGGAAGTTGGCCGTCCGGTTGAAAAACTCCCCCACCACGCCCCACTGCTGCCCGACCTGCGACAGGTACGTAAACGTGCTTCCGAAGTTTTGGATCAGGAAGTCGCCGATCTGGGCCAGGAACCGCGCCCCCTGGAGCAGGCCGTCGCCGATCGCCTGGCCGATGTTCGCTCCGCCGATCGAGCCGACGAGGTTGGAGAACGTGTCCGCCACCGCCTTGACCGCCGGGGCGAGGTAGGCTGTGACCTGTTGGACGACGCCAGCGACGGCCTTCTGGGCACGCGTGAACGCGTCATTCATCGCCTCGACGTCCTGCCCCTGGGCATTCGTGAGGGCCAGCCCGAACCGCTCGGCCTCCTCCCGGGCCTGGGCGATGCCCTCGGCCCCGCCGGCGAACAGCGGGAGCAGCTGGGCACCCGACCGGCCGAAGATCTGGACGGCGGCCGCGGCCCGCCCGGCCTCGGTCGGAATGGCCGCGATGGACGACGCGATCAGCTCAAACCGGTCGGCGGCGTTGAGGCCGGAGAGCTGCTGCACAGTCAGGCCGAGATTCGCGAAGGCGGCCGTGGCGGTTGTCGAGCCCTGTGATGCCTTGACGAACGCGACGTCGGCCTTCGTGGCCGCGGCCCCGATCGTCTCCAGGCCGACGCCGGCCAGGTCGCCGGCCAGGGCGATCCCGGCCAGCTCGCCGTAGTTCATGCCCAGCCGGGCCGCGAGCTTGCTCGTCGTGTCGATGACCTCCGCCTGGGCCTGCCCCATGCTGATCATGCTGCTGACCGCCCGGGCTGCCCCGCTCGCCAACTGCCCGAAGAACTGGGCGGAGTTGATCGCGACGAGGGCGGACATGCCGCCGCGGAGCCCGGCGAGGTCGCTCTGGAGCGACTTGAACGCGGAGCCGGCCGTCCGCGTGCCGGACACGAGGCCCGACGTCGAGGCCATGAAGACGGCGGATACTTTGCCGATAGTCGCCATGTCAGAGCGTGTCCTTCGCTTCGTCCCGGGGCACGAACCGCGCCCCGCTGCACTTCATCAACTCGGCCTGAATCTCGTCCTCGGTCATCTCCCGGTCTGGGTCGTAGCTCGGCAGGAACATCTCGCGGAACTGCGGGTCGACTTGTGCTCCCAGGGCCTTCAGGATCAGCAGCGTCTGGAGGGCCGTTCGGCCCCACTCGTCACCGAAGGGCTCGACGCGGTAGGCCGCGATCCACCTCCGCAGGGCGGAGATCGGGATTCGCGACTTCAGCCGCTCGACGTTGACGATCCGATGATGAGCCGCCAGCCGGTACAGGAACCGCTCGGTCAGTCCTGTCCGGCTGCGGAGTTTTTTTCCACCTCGCTGATCTGCTCGTTGTCGTTCTTCATCACGGTCTGGAGGATGTGCCCGTAGAGCCACATCACGTGGTTCGGGTTGGCCTGCATCACCGGCCCGACGTTCTCGCGCGTGAACATCGGCTCGCCGTTCTTCTTCACGACGCACGCCACCAGCGTCTTCGCGACGAGGGATGCCGGGGCCGGCTTGCCGACGTAGGCCTGGTGCTCGGTCGCCACCGCGTGCCAGTCCTCGAAGACCGGGTATCGGAGGTAGACCGTCTTCGTCGTGCCGGGGATCGTGGCCTCGATCACCTCTGGCTTCCACGTCAGCAGATCGTCTTCGTCGTTTGCCACATCAGGCTCCACTGAATCGAAACCGTGCCGTGCCCCGCAGGAACTCCCCCACGTTGCCGCTCACGTCGAATGTCTCAAGAAACGCATCGAGCGATACCTCGCCGGTCGCGAACGTCACGACCACCGCCCCGCGCGAACCGATCTCGGAAGTGATGAACGGCGGGCAGTCGCGGACCTGGATGTCCACGCCGCCCGGGTCGACGCTCGTGCAGTCCCACTGGGCCACTACGCGAGCGTCCCCGCCGATGCCGATGACCGGCGACACGAGGCTCGTCACCTCCTGGAACCGGGCGTTTCCGCCCACAACTCGCCAGCCCACGAGCCGACCCATGGGAATGCCGCTGAAGGACACGGTCGACCCCTGGGAAGACGGAGGAGGGCTGTTCGTGGGCATGGATTGGCTCGCCGACCTGGATCACGTGTAGTCGCTCGTGTAGTTCGCAGACCCCATCTGCAGGACACCAGCGTCGTTCGTCAGCTCGCTGTCGATGCACTTCAGCGTGACGCCGCCGCGGGTGATGGTGGACCCGACGGCCGGCTTCGTGCTGCCCTTGAAGTCGACGGCGATCGTGGTGGTGATACCGTCGTTCGTGGCTCCGTTCGGCCCGTTGTTCGGCAGGCCGGCTTCGTAGACCCGGAACGCACCCGTGGCGAGCGCGAGCGTCGAGGCGTCGAGCCGGTTGTCTCCGGGCTTCGTCACTCGCGACTTCTTGATCGTGATCTTCGTGGCGCCGGTGACGCCAATGGACTGGCCTTGTGAACTGACGAGGGACATGGCGGTGGTCTCCTATGGGTTGGCGTCAGGGGGCGGGCGGCGGGTAGTAGGACCAGTTCGCACTCCAGGTCGCATACTTGCCCTCTTCGTAGGTGAACTCGCAGTCCTCGAGGACCCATCCCGTCGTGACGGTGATCGCGTCCGGCTCGAACTCCGCGCCCTTGAGGTTGCCGCTCGCGCTGCACGTCTTCGTGGCGACGGTCGATCCGCCGCCATCCTTCAGCACCGGGTCGGCGTACTCGCGTTCCGTGCTGTCGAGGTCGGTGACGTCCTCCTTCGCGGTCGTGACCGTCGTATCGACGTCCTTGATGTTGACCTTCTTCACGCCCGCAGGCAGCGTCGGGCCGTTCGTGGGCTTCGTGGAAAGTGGCATAGATCACTCCTCGGAAAAGCGGATTTCGACGGCGAGCTCGACCGTGTACGTTGGCTGCTCCCGGCCCTCGAGGTAGCCGGCATCGCCGTCCCTCTCGTCAAGCACGAGGCAGTGTTTGATGGTCTCGCCGTGGGCCGTGCCGGCGAACTTGTGGATCGCGGCCGTGATGGCCCCGGCGATCTGCCAGACCTGGACGTAGCTGTCGGCGTAGACCACGACCGTGTAGCGGGCGACCGGCTCGATCTGGTCGGTCTCCGGCGTGGCGTCGAACTCGTCCTCGAGCAGCTGCTCGCGCGTGGTCTGCTCGCGGGCATAGATGACGTAGGGCGGATCACCGCCGCCGGTCATCTCCACGGGCCAGGCCGTGACGCTCGCGGCCGCCTCGATCGCGGCCTTCAGCCAGTTGTGGGGGGATCCAGCCACGGTCAGCTCCCGAAACTGCGGGTGGGGTTCATGCCCGAGGCCAGCTCGTTGGCGGCCTTCTCCAGGGCGCGAGACATTTCCTCGGCCAGCCGAGAGGCGGCCGGGCCGCCGTATCGGGCGCGGAACTGCTCGATCAGGTTCCGCGGGCTCACGCCGCGGCTCGTGCCAAACTCCAGCCAGATGGCCTTCCGGCTCTCGAAGCCGGCCTTGTAGCCGACCACGCCGTAGACGATGCCGTCCTTGTTGCGGCCGATGTATTTGGCCTTCGTCGCGACGGCACGCCGCAGGGCACCGCCGCGCCGCTTGAAGTTCTCCTTCATCTGCCCGCGGACGATGCTGGCCTTGATCGTCCGCGTCTTGCCGACCGGCGTGATCGACTTCAGCACGGGCACGCCGTCCCGCATGGCCCGCTTCATGGCGGCCATGAGATGCTTCTTCGCGATGTGCCGCGGCAGTTCGTTGAACCGGGCCATGAGCGCCCCGATCTCGCCCCGCATCCCCTCCCAGTTGAGCGAGATCATGCGCCACCCCCGAGCTCGATGACCAGCGTATCGGTGACGTCATCCGGCGTGATTACACGGTAGGCAATGGCTCCGGCGCAGAAGATGTATTCCGCGTCGTTGTCGGTCCCTGGAAGATCGACAACGAACCCTGCCTCGATCTGCCAGACGCGCGGGCCGAAGGAGTGAAAGCTGCTTTTCGGAAGACCGACCTGCATCCATCCGGCATTGAGACCAGTGGTGACGCTGACGGACAGCGTGACAACGTCGCCGCCGCTCGTGGCTCGTGCATACCGGACGGATGAAGGCGCTACATATCCAGGGCGGAATTGGACCTGGACCATGTAGTCAGGGCCATCGCTGAGCATTTGCAGCGAGAAATTCTTGACACCGGGCAGCCGCACTTGCTGGCTCATGCGACGGCCTCCTCGACGGTGAACACGAGGTCCCCGTCCTGCTCGACCACGCTGGAGATCTTCATCACGTCGCCGCCGCGCGAGTGGCAGACGAGTTGCATCGACGCGTCGACACCCTCGAACTCCCGGCAGACGACCGTCGCCTGGCGGTTGCCGCCGATCTGGCCGCGCCGCTGGGCCTGGCTGTAGGTCTCCTGGTCGTAGGAGCCGAGGAACGACCGGACCTTCGTCCAGGTCGTGATGCTCTCGCCCGACGCGTTCCGGGTCTGGACGGGACGCTGGAGCTCGAAGCGGTGGGTAAGGCGGCCGGTGGCGATCATGCGTCAGTACCTCCCCGACCAGGAGGACGCCGCGAGCAGATCGTCGAAGCCGACCGGCAGGATCACGGTCTGGTCGTCGGCCAGTACGCCCCGGTTGCGGAACGCGTGGTCGACGTACATGAGGATCGCGGACTGGAGCATCGGGCAGAGGATGAAGCCCGGAGCCTTCCCGGCCCACCACTCGACGATCAGCTTCCCAGGCCGCGGCATCACGAACGTGATCTCGCCCGGGAGGACGTCGGCGTCGACCTCGAGCTCGCCGGACGGCACGGCCTCGCCGTCGACAGTCACGGTGATCGGGTGGTCGGAATCGACCAGGAGCGGCGGGGCCGGGAGGCTCACGACCCGCGGGCACTGCCGCCACACGCCGCGGAGCTTCGTCGCCACCATCGTGATCCCCAGCCGCTGCTCGATCAGCCGGCGGGCCGCGGAGATCTTCTGGGCGATCAGGAAGTTGTGCTCGTCCTGCTCGGGCAGGAGGCCGATCTGGGCCTTGGCGTCGGAGAGGGACACCGGCTCCACGACCGGAGCGACGAGGACGGACACGTTGTCAGGCATGGCGACGATCACGATCCGGCTCCCCTCACCACTGCCTGCTCGATGCACCTCTCGGAACTGCGGGCCGCCGGGACGTCGGGGGCCGGCGTGGCCCGGCCGGTCGACGTCAGGAAGCCCGCGAGGCCGGGGGTCGCCTGGATGACGGCCCCGGCCGGATTGCCGCGAAACTCGGACGTGAGACGGACGGGGACCAGCTCGGCCACGTGGACCTCCGTGAGGACCGACCAGAGCCGGCGGGGGCTGGCAAGTGCCGGCCCCCGCCGGAATCAGTCAAATGGATCAGGTCGTGGCCTTGGCGAGCCGCCCGACGAACTCGGGGCCGTGATTGCTCACGCCGAGCCGGGTCGAGGCCACGTAGAGCACCTGCCGGCTGCGGACGAGCAGCTCGCGGGCCACGTTGATCTCCAGCCCGGTGTCCTTCAGGCCGATGGCGGTCGACATGCTGAAGTCACCGAACAGGGCCAGCGTCGTGGAGGGCAGACCCTTCACGATGTAGACCGGAGCACCGAAGATGGTCGGCACCACGCGGCCGCCACCGACCACCATCGTGGTCTGCTGGGCCGCCCAGATCTTCATGAGGTCCACGTAGCCCGCCTTGGAGCAGACCCACGCGCCCGTGCCCATGATGGCCTCGTCCACCTTGCCGACGACGTCGGCGAGGTTGGCAGCCGTGGTCGCGGCCGAGGCCCCGACCGTCACGGTGTTGCCCGAAGCCACCGAGGCCGCGAGGCCGGTGATCGCCGGGTTGCTGCCGTTGCCGCCGAACGTGACGTTGTCCATCCAGCGGGCAAGCCCGTGGCTGAACCGGTCGACCACCAGGCCGGCGACGTCGATCGGCGAGTCCTCGAGCAGAGCCCGCGACACCGGCACCGAGGCGCCGCCCTCGTAGAGGGTCAGGTCGGCACCGGTCGTCGAGATGTCCTGGTCGGTGAACGCCACGTTCTCGGCCGCGAAGCCGAACGTCACGTCGCCGCTCTTGGGCAGGGTGATCTTCTGGCCGCGGGGCCGGAAGATCGAGGCGAGCTGCATCGCCACCGACTGGTACTGCAGCCGGTTGACGATCGCGGAGTAGAGCTCGGTCACGACGAAGTCGTCGCCGTAGCCGTCCACCGTCTCGCCCATGGCCCGCTTGCTGAGGCCGGCCAGCCCGCACAGGTGGCGGCCGACGGCCTCGGCGACCTTCACGGAGCGGAACGCCCGCACGCCGGCCCGGATGTCGGGCTGGGTCTCGGACTCCTCGTCCTTGCGGAACTGCTTCTCGACGTCCTCGCGGGACTTGTCGGAGCTGCGGACCGCCTGCATCGACGCGATGGCGGCGTCGAGGTCACCCTCGCGCTTGGCCTCGGCGGCGATCTTGGCGGCCCGCTCCTGGGCGGCAGCCAGACGGCCTTCAATGCTCTCGCGGTCGGCGTCGTCCTTCGGCTCGAGCGAGCGAAGGGCGTTGATCTCGTTCTCGACCGCGACACTCTCGTCGGTCAGCAGGCGAAGCTTCGGGCTGGGCATGGTTACCTCGGTTGGAGTGAATGCGGGGTCGATGTCGATCTCGCGAACGGCAACCTATGAAGGCACCACCGATTGGCCCTATAGGCCGTCTGGAAAAAATCTCACCGCGGCCGACAGGTCACGCGAGCCGCCCGATGGCCGACTGAATCTCGCGCTGGCCTGCGGCCAACTCGCGGAGCGTGTCGGCCTGCTGCTCTTGGGTGCGGCCGAGGCCCTCCAGCGTGGCTGTCGTCTGCCGCAGGAAGGTCGAGTGAGCGTCGACCACGGGGATCACGACCGTCCGGTGCATGGCGTGAGCGGCCTCGCGGAGGAGCCACAGCAGCACGGCCAGTACGAGGATCGGGAAACCGAACTCGCGGGCGGACCTGAGGACGATCTCGATTGTCTCGGCACTCACGTGTATTCCTCCCACCATTTCTTGACCAATGCCTGCACGACGGCCCCGATGGCCCAGACCAGCAGCATCGTCATGAACGCGAACCCCGCGCGGTTCGCGTACTCTTCGCGGACACGGCCTTCCCACGCTCGCCGCATGGCATCGCGGTCGGCTCCCGGCAGCATCCCGGCCGGCGACAGCCCGGCCGCCGTCGCGACGATCTCGTCACACCGCTCGCGGCCGAGCATGGCCCGGCGGATCGGATGGCGGGCCAGCTCGGCCCAGACGAATTCGGCGTCGGTCATCGCTCGCACCTCCCGTCCTTGCAGGCGGCGGCCGCCACCGGCTGGCCCAGCATCCGCCGGATCTCGGTCACGTGGCTCGCGGCCGTCAGTCCGCCGGTCGAGCCCCACAGCACCGCGACCAGCTCGCCTCGGGCGTTGAAGATCGGGCCGCCGGAGTCGCCCTGCCGCGTGTCGGCCCGGACCTCGAGCATGTGCATGGGGTGCCGGCCCGTCGGACCGAGGAACTGTGTCACCTCGCCGCTCGCCTCCCGGTAGGTGAACGGCACCGGCCCGTAGCCGGCGAGCGTCAGCCGGTCGCCGACGGCCGGGGGCCGGGCCGCGATCGGAACCGGGGCGGCGGCTGGGGCGGCGGTCGAGAGGACAGCGAGGTCCCAGGCGGAATCCCACGCCACCACGCGGGCCGGGCCGCTCGTGCCGTCGGGCCAGCGAAGCGTGATGGCGTTCCGGCCGTCGCGGACCACGTGCCAGGCGGTGAGCACGCGAGCCCTGCCGTCGCGGGCCTCGACCAGCACGCCGGTCCCGCAGTCCTTCGACGGGCCGGCACCGCACTCGATCCGGCAGACGGCGGGCCGGGGGCCGGCGGCTGCAACTTCCAAGGATTCCTTGACAGTTGTCGGCCGGTCCGGAATCTCGCCGCTGCCATCGCACACCGGGCACGCGAACCGCACCGGGCCGGGGCCGACCACGCGGTCGCCGTGGCAGTTGTCGCACGGGGCGGCCGCGGCGGTCGCGACCAGGAGGAGCGCGAGGAGGATGGATCGCATGGTCACCCGGCGGGCCGGCTCCAGTCATCGGGGATGGTCACGGACGCCACGGCGAACGATCCCTGCCAGGCGGACCGGGCGGTCCGCTCGGAGTCGTAGCGGACGATGTCGTAGGAGTCCGGGTAGGCCATGAGCCGCTGGTCGGGCATCCACCGTGCCCACGGCACCGCGTGGCCGTTGCGGCCCACACTCACGACGTAGCCGTGCAACACGAGGCACACCGCCTGCTCGTAGGACTCGGGGAAGATCACCTCGAGCGGCCGGAAGTGCCGGGCCGTCTCCTCCCACCCAGCCGGGAACCGCGAGACGGGCGTCCACGGGCCGCGGGCCTGGTTGAATCCGCCCCGGCCGGTCGTGCCGTGGAGGGCGTGGCGGAACTGGTAGTCGTAGGGCTGCACCGTCTCCGGCAGCATCCCGCGGCGGACGGCGATCTCCAAGACACGGCGGACGTTGGCCCCGCCCCACTGCCGCGGGTTGGCCTCGGCGTAGACGGAGAGGGGCGACAGCCAGACGGAGCCGAAGTCGCGCGACTCGGGGTAGCGGAAATCTTTCTTCGGCCCGCCGTAGTTCACGCCCCGCGCACGGTTGCGGGCGGCCTCGATGTTCGCCCGCAGACTGTGGGCCGTGCATTCGTGGGTGTTTTGCCCGCCGTTTCCCGGCCCTTGATTCGTGAACCGGTCGACGAAGTTCATTCCCCACGCCCCGGCCGCATCGTTCTCGCGGGCCTTCGCCACCCAGTCGCGCGGCTCGATCCACAGGGCCTTCGGGAACTCCCGCGAGGCGGAGCCGCAGGCGTCGCGGAGGGCGTCGGTCGTGTCCTCGATCGCGAGGCTGGCGGGGTAGCCGTCGTGCTCGGCCGGGAAGACGTCGATCAGCTTCGGGTCGATCATGTCTCCCACCCCCTGTAGCGGCCGTAGCCGGGCTGGCACTCCGGGTCATTTTTCGCGCGACGGCGTTCGACGCGGTTCTTCCGCCGCTTGATGAACTGGTGGTAGCCGCCAGCCCGGCGGCTCTTGCCGTCCGCTTTTTCACATGCGATTGGATTCACGGCACCGCCTCCATCACCGCCGCTTCGCTCCCCGGCCTCGGCGTCACGCGGAGCACCGTCCGCCCTGCGAGGGCGACGACCGCCGGTAGCCCCGCTTTGCGGGCCGCATCCAGGGCGGAGCGATACCGCTCCGGCACGTCGCCGTCGCCGTCGGTCGTGTCGGCCTCGAGCAGCGTGGCGACCACCTTCCGCTCGCGGTTCAGCCGGTTGACCGCCACGGTCACGAAAGGCGGCACGCCGCCGTCGTCCTTCTCGTAGACGTAGACCGCCGCCGTCGCGGACCCGCTCGTGTCCACGCGGCCCCACTCGACGCGCGGCAGCGTCAGCAGGATCAGCCCGGCGGCGATGAATGCGAGCGGCCTCACGCCTTGGCCTCCGGCTTCAGCAGCTCGTGAGTGAGCTGCTCGCACACGGCAACGGCATCGGTGTGCCCCTTGTCCCGGAGCCGGGCCGCGAGGTCGATCACCAGGCGGAGGTCGTCCACCGGCGTCCGGGTTCGCCGGCCGAGCCTTCCGCGGAGCTGCTGCACACCTACGGCCACGCCGTAGCCGACGAGGCCGACGGCGATCACGATCTGGGCCAGGGTCACGTAGTTCATGTCTTCTCCAGGTCTGCGGCCTTGTCGGCGATCCACCCGGCGAGGGCCGCGCCCTGCGGGGTGTGCAGCACGGCCGCCACGAGGCGGGCGAGCTCGTCGTCCATGCGGTTGCCGGTCTTGCTCGCGAGCCACTCGATCGCGTCGGCGATCGTGTCGGCCCGGCCGCCGTCATCCACGGCCGCCGATAGCCGCTTGGCGTAGCCGAGCAGGGGAGCCCACTCCACGAGCAGCCGGACGTTGTCGAGCATCGTCAGCGCCTCACGAGCGGCAGCACTTGCTCCACGGCCCCCGACGCCAGTGCCAGGACGAGCGCCCGCACGGCGGGCCGGGCGAGGACCCAGATCGGGTATGCGAGCGGCGGGACCGCCCGATCGGCCACGGCGTCGAACAGGCTCGCGACCGCCTCCAGGGCGAGGGCCTTCTTCGCGGCGCCGGTCAGGCCGTTGGCGACGTCGAGGCCCGCGACCACCAGCCGCAGCAGGGCGAGCATGAGGTCGCCGAACTCGGCCCACGTAAGGCCGTCGGCGGCGGCCGACTTGGCCGTCTCGACGAACGCTTTGATCTTGGCGAGCAGGCCGCCGTCGAGGTTCTCGGCGACGGTCACCGGGGCGTCGGAAAAGATCATCGGTTGGCCTCCGTGGAGCTGAGGGCGATCCGCATCCGGGCGGCGGCGGCCGCCGCGGCGGCCCGGGCACCGGCGAGCGTCGAGACCTTCACGCCGCGCGGGGCGGCCTGGGCCTGGGCGGGCTCGACGATCCCCTCGGGGTAGTCGTCGACCCAGATGTCGACCGAAATGCCGGCGGCCGCTGCGGCCGACCGCTTCCGCTGGTCCGGCCCGACGAGCAGCACGCCGGCAAGTTCGTCGTGGAGGTCTCCGAACGCGGTCCGCAGGGCGGCCCGGTTCTCTTCCGTGTCCTCGCGGCGGGTGATGCACACGACCCGGTTTCCGCGGGCCTGGGCATCGGCGACGAACGACCGCCACAGCCCGGGGGCCGCGGTGAACGTGCCGTCGAAGTCGAGGGAGATCGTGAGGCCGCGAGACTCGGCCCGGTGGGCCAGGACGCTCCGGGCGTTCTTCCAGAGCGGCAGCGAGCGGATGCCCGCGGTGCTCTGCGGATAGGCCGGGTAGGTCACGGCGGAGATGTCGTAGAGGCCCGACGCGCGGAACACGGTCCGCACGACGTTGCCCTTCTCGTCCTCCGTCCAGGTCTCGCCATCGGTGGCGGTCGTGAACGCGAACGACGCCCCGGTGATCGTGCGATCCTCGACCAGCATCGCGAGGTCGCGGCCGTGGGTGGTCTGGATCGGGCGGTGGGTGTATTCCAGCCCCTTCAGCCCCTTCCGGATCTCCAGCCGACCGTTGGTCGTCCGGCCCGTGATCAGGTGCGACAGGTGATCGGTGAGGAACGGGACGTCGAGCTTGCCGCGCGGGTCGTTCGCCTTGCGGTCGACCAGGCCGTCGAAGGCCGTCGGCGCGAACTTCTCGCGGAAGCCGCCGAGGTCGACGGAGAACGAATCCCACGGCGGCGAAATCCCGGCGATGACGGGCGGCTCCCCGTCCCGCGTCTGGACGGTGATCGCCTCGGGGTAGTCGGCGGTCAGGAGGTAGCGGCGTTCGATCGTGCTGGTCATGGGTTGCCCCCCGTGGAGTCGGCAGTCATCGGCGCGGCTGACAGTTCGGCTACCCGCTTCCCGACCGTGAACTCGGTCGGCTGGTCGCCCTGGTAGACGCGGATCAGGGCCGCCGGATCGTCGGGCGTGGCCTCGATCGCGAACGGCGAGCCCTCGGTCCCAAGCGTCCCCGACGTCATCAAGTGCTCGATCACGCCGTCGCCGTCGGTCCAGTAGACGCGCTGGCCGAGCGTGAAACCGCCCGCCGACGGCACGCTCTCGCCCTGGCTGGCGGCATCGCCCGCGGTCGCCCCAGCCACCGCCCCGGCGGCCCCCTTCTGTGCCTGATTCGCCGCCATCTCCAGCGTCGAGAAGCCGAGCTGCAGGAACGTCTTGTCGGCCTCCGGCTCCTCGAGCAGCGGGAAGTCCTCCAGCTCGCGGATCTCGTTCGGCGTGATCGCCGACATGGAGAACAGCGCCCGGTACAGGTTCGCCCGGGCGACCGAATCGCCGCGGAGCAGCGCCCGGTTGTCGAGCTGGAAGAACGTGCCCTCGCCGTAGGTGTCGGCCAGCCAGAGGTTGACCGCACCCTCGAACCGCTTCTGCCACGGCAGCAGGCACCACACCTGGGCCTGGAGGTTGTCGGCCTCGGGGCTGCCGTACCGCTGGGCCTTGGCGTCACCGACGAGCGATGCCGGCACGCCCCAGTGGCTGCACACCTCGGGCAGGATGGATTCGCGGAGCTGCTGGAACTGCGACTGCTCCATCGTGTTCGACTGCATGGGCACGAGCTTGTGGCCCGGGATCATGACCGCCGGCGTGCCGCGGTTATCGCCGCCGTACATCTCGCGGAACTCGGACCGGTAGCGGGCCATGGTTGTGTCGTCCATCCGCTTGTCGGTCTCGATCACGAAGTCGGGCCGCGCCCCCTTCCGCCAGAGCGTGAGGGCCGCGCCGTCGAGCTCCCGGGCGATCGTGATCGCGGTGGCGAGCGTGTCCGTCGGGGGCGTGCCGGTGATCCCGGTGTCGCCCAGCCAGCGGAAGTGGAGGACCTCACTCTGCTGGAGCGGCATCCACTTGCCCTTCTCGTCAAGCCACTCGTATGCGAGCGAGTAGTCGGCGAGTTGCTTCACCCGCATCCGCCGCGGGTGGAGCGGGATCAGATGCGTCATCGCCCCGCGGTTGCCGGCCACGATCCGGGCGAAGCCGCCGCCGTGGAGGGCGGTCCAGAAGCCCTGGAGGGTCCAGAAGTCGAAGGGCGACTGCCACGGGTTCGGCCGCACCCGCAGGGCGTGGACCGCCTGCCGGTAGACGCTCGCCCCTGGGTCACCGAAGCCCTGGACCGCGTCGAGCGTCTTGCCAGCCAGCCGCACCTTCAGCCGGGGCGACATGCACCCGATCGACTGGGCGATGAATCGGCAGACGGAGAAGACGCTCGACACCCGGACAGCCAGCTCGGGGTGGACCCGCCGCTGCGAGACGGAACCCCAGGCGAGCGGGTCGAGGAGCGTGCTGTCCGCGATCGCGGCGCGCGTGGAAGCCCGCGACCGCCGCGAGGTGGGCCGCTTCGTCGACGGATTCGGCGGCGACCGCCTGGAGGACGGGGGCTTGGCGCGTGGCATGGCGGCCATCGTTCCAAACCGCCACCGATTGGCCCTATAGCCGCTTCACCAGAGCGGCTGCAGGAGCGGACCGTCGTAGGGCCTGTCCGCGAGGTCGTCGGCCTTCTCGATCGCCATCGCGAACGCGTTGGCCGCCGCGGACAGGCCGTCGATCTTCTCGGTACTCTTGGCCTTGTCCGGCTTGATCATGCCCGTCGTGTCCGTGTAGACGAGGCAGTGGTTCGCGTTCCACAGCAGTATCGGGCTTTCGTATCGGAACTTCCCCTCGACGACCAGGCCTTCGAGCATCTTGCAAGGGGCGTTGAGACGCGCCGTCGACTGAGCCACCGCCTTTACCTCGACGTTCTCGCGTTGGAGGAACGTCGCGAGCGGGCCGACCTGCCAAGGGTCCGCCCCGACCTGGAGGATCTGGTGGTCCTTCCCGAACGCCAGGATGTCGCGGGCCACGTGCTCGTGGTCGAGCCGCGCCCCCGGCGTCACCGTGAGCCAGCCCTCGCGGATCCAGGTCGAGTAGGGGATGCGGTCCTTCCGCTCCCGCTCGGCCACCGTCTCCTCCGGCACCCAGTACCGCATGACGGCGTCATACGATCCGTCAGCCGCCTGAAACAGGAAACACGCCGCCGTCATGTCGAGGTTCGACGCCAGGTCGACGCCGACCACGCACGGCCGTCCGGCGAGGGCCTCGGGCGGGGGCCGGCGACAGTTGGCGAAAGCGTCCCCCTTGAACCACTGCTCGTCTCGGCCGTCGGCCCAGACGTTGAGCGAGTACCGCAGCCATCGCGAGAACTTCCGCGGATCGGTGGTCGCATCCTGGTGGTCGGCAGCGAACTCCTCCTCGGCGAACGTGATCCCCATCGACGGGTTCGCCTTTCGCCACACCGCCGGGTCGGAGAAGTCGTCCTCCGGGTCGGCCGCGTAGATCAGGCCGTAGAAGCTCGGGTTGGCGGCCGGGTCGCCGCCGTGCTCGCGGCTGACGAGCTGGGCGTCCTTCCACCACTGGTAGCCGACGCCGTTCTTGTTGTCCCCGGCCGTCGAGATCGCGAGCACGAGGCCGTTGGGCGTGGCCCTGGTCGCGTAGGTGAGGGCCGCGACGAGCTCGTCGGAGCGGTGGGCGTGAATCTCGTCGATGATGACGGACCCGTTGAGCCCCTCGTTCCGCCAGGCGTCGGCCGACAGGCACCGCAGCACGTTCCCGTGCTCGCGGTTCCGGATGATGCTCTTGGAGTCGACAACCTCCAGCCGCTTCGACAGGATCGGCGAGGCCTCGACCGATCGCTTCAGCATCCGGTAGATGATGCGGGCCTGCTCGCGGTCCACAGCCGCCGGGTAGACGTCGGCCAAAGGGAAGTGGGCCGTCAGGAGGTACTCGGCCAGGGCGGCCATGAGGAAACTCTTCCCCTGTTTCTTGGGGCAGAAGATCCCGGCCCGCCGGTAGCGGAGCCGGCCGTCCGGCCGCTTCCACCCGAAGATCGGCATCACGACCCGGTCACGCTGCCAGTCGATCAGCCGCATCGGCTGGGCCGGGCCGCCGTCGGCGGACGGCACCCGGCAAAACTGCTCGATGAACCGGACGGGCCGCTCGGCGGCCTCGAGGTCGAACGCGAACCCTGGGCAGGCCTCGGGCCGATCGTCACCCGGCGAACTCTCGGAACGCGGCTTCGTCGGAGTCTTGCTCATCGTCGTTTTTCACCGTGGGCAGGCGGGCTTCGTCCGCTGCGGTCAGGCCGAACTTCGCCGCCAGTATGACGAAGTCCCGCCGCGAGTCACGGAGCAGCTTCGCCACCGGCGAGACGGCCTGGCCCTTGTCGGTGGCCGTGATCCATCCCTCGCGGTCGATCTGCTCGGCGAGCCCGCGGATGTCGGCGTGGAGGTGGCAGAGCTGGCCGAACACCTCGGCGTGTACCTGGCGGAGCCGGCCCTCGGCCGCGAGCGTCGGGGCGTGCATCTCCCAGAAGGCGGACGCCAGTGGACGGGCCTGGACGTGGGCAGGAGCCGCGACGGCCTCGGCCTCGACCGTGGCACGGGCGAGCGTGTTGCGGCCGTTGGCGGACCGCTCAGAGCGTGGATCGGGCATCGGACCGCGTCTTCCCATCTTTACACCTTGGCTGGTTTTTGGTTACCCGGCAGAAACTCGCGTAGAGGGAGCGTGGGGCTTTTGGCCTGAATGGCCGTTTTTGGCGCGCCCCACCCCGGAAAAATCACAGCACGCCCCGCCTCCGCTGCTCCGCCCGCGTCTTCCTGCCGTGGCACGACTCACACAGCACCTGGAGGTTGCCCTCGTCATCGGTCCCGCCCTCCTCGAGCGGCACGATGTGATCGACATGGGCCGCAGGCCCGTAGCACACGAGCGAGCAGCTGCGGCATCGGTAAGAATCTCGCACGAGGATTTCTTTCCGCAGGGATCGCCAGTCCTTCGACGTGTAGTGTGCCCGCTCCTTCGTGTGTGCTGGCTTCAGGTGGACAGGCGGCCTCCATCGCTCGATGCGTGCTGGCATCACTTCACCTGCACAGCCCCCGCCACCCACCTCGGCGTATACGGGCGCAGCGTGCAGCGTCGTCCGCAGCAGCGGCCGTAGGCGAGGAGGACGGCGGCGGGGGTGTGGGTGGTCACAGCGAGGCCGCCTCGCGGAACGCGGCGTCGAGCGTGGCGGCGTCGAGGCCGAGGGTCGGGCCGAGGGCCGCGAGCCACTGACTATCCCGATGGACCTCGGTCGCATACTCCCACTCGATGCGGACGCTCTCGCGGGTGAAGGCGTCGGGGATCGACGCGATCGCCGCATCGACGGCGGCGAGGTCGATCCCGTGACGGATTAGCCAGAGGCGGGATTGCCGGGCAGAGATGGAGGCGGGGACCGCGTTGACCTCGGGAGCGTATTGCCAGCCGGATGGAAGATCGTCGCGAGAGACAGCCGAGCAGCCTTCGGGCGGCGCCCAGCCAATAGGCACGTCGGGCCGGACGAACGTCACGACCTGTCCGAGAGCGTTGACAATTGCGAGAGAGTTTTGCATCAGTAATACAGCCAGATACGCACCACGCCGTTCCCGCCGTTGCCGCCTGCGCCGCTGTTGTAGCCATTGAATGACGCGCCGCCGCCACCGCCAGCGCCGCCGTAGTCGCTGCCGCTTCCGCCGCTGCCCGCTGCGGTCGTGGAGTTTCCGGCACCGCCACCGCTGCCGCTGCCGCCGGGCAGCACGGTGCCCCAAGGATTGGCGGACGCGCTGGTTCCCGCGCCTCCCGGTGCCGTGCCGCCAGACACATTGCCGATGCCTGCGTAGCCACTATTTCCGCGCGTCGATCCTCCGTTGTAAGCCGTGTCTGCGGTCGATATGCCGCCACCGCCGCCGCCGCCCGGAGCGCACACCGCCATGGTTAGCGCGGCATAGTCTCCGAGAGCGGCAGTGCCGGTCGCGGAACTTGAGCCGCCGGCTCCGCCGGAAAACTGCGCGTACGACGGACTGCCGCCTGTGCCTGCCGCTGTCGTGCCGCCAAGCCCCGCGTTGCCGCCCGGTGCGGAAAAGGTCTTGCCGTTTATCACGACGCTCGTGACCCCGCCTGTGCCGCCATTGTTTCCGTTGGTGCTGTCGGCGGCCTGCGATGCACCGCCGCTGGCACCGGCACCGACCGATACGGTAACGGTCCGGCTCTCGCCGTAATCGGCAGACGACAGCGTTACATCGATCATCGCGCCGGCTCCGCCGCCGCCACCGCCGAACCGAGCCGACCCAGCCGCACCGCGCCGGCCAGACCCGCCACCGCCACCACCGGAAATGCAGATGAGGCGGACGGCTTTTGCCGCAGCCGGAATCTCGTAGGTGTACGAGCCGTTGGAGCCAGTGGCGGCAGCAGGCTTGCTCGTGCGCGTGAAATCGAGAGCCTCTGCCGGGACCGCTGCGCCAACCTGCGCTGCGGTCGGCGTGGCGTAGGTCTGATCGCCACGCAGGAACGTGGACGCCGACGCCGTCCCGCTGCCGAGCCTCGCCGTGGCGACTGTGCCGGAGGTGATGTCGGCTGCGGAGTGGGTATGCGCTGTCGGCGTGCGGGCGTCGGACAACCGCGCGTCGTTCCCCTGGCACGCCGTGCCGCTGGCCGTGCCGTAGGACACGACGAGAGCACCACCAGAGGTCGCCAGCCCCGTGCCGACGGAGATGCCGACCGTCTGGCTCGCGTAGGTGATCGGAGCCGTTGCAGACACGACGCCGGGTTCGCCTTGCGGGCCTTGCGGGCCGGTGGCACCTTGCGGGCCGGTTGTCCCAGTTGCACCCGTGGCGCCAGTGGCACCAGCCGGGCCTTGCGGGCCAGTGTCGCCCGTGTCGCCCTTTGGGCCTTGCGGACCTTGCGGGCCTGTGGCCCCGGTCGCGCCCGTGGCTCCAGTCGCACCGGCCACTCCTTGCGGCCCCTGCGTGCCTGTCGCCCCAGCCTGGCCTTGGTCGCCGGTATCGCCCTTCGGCCCCTGCGGGCCGGTTGCACCAGTTGGACCTTGCGGCCCGGTCGCCCCCGTCGCCCCGGCCGGGATCGTGAAATTCAGCACCGCCGCGCCGCTGGTGCCAGCGTTCACCACCGAGGCCGAGCTGCCCGGCGCACCCGTGGTCACGGTGCCAACGGTGATCGTGGCGGCCGGCCCTTGCGGGCCGAAGCCGCCGGACACGACCGCCTGGACCTCGAGCGGCTTGATCTCGACCTGGATGTCGCTCACCGGAGTACCTCGCACGTGCCCCCGAGGACGTCGCGGACGCCTGGGGCGATCCAGCGGATCCGGAGCCCGAGCGTCCCGATCGGGAGCGTGTTGCCGACGGCCGCCGTGATGACCAGGCTGACCTTCCCGGCGGCCGCGTCGAAGTTCGTCATCGCCGGCTCGGCCAGGATCGCCCCGTTCGTCAGCGAGTAGATCTCGGCCTCGAACTGGTAGCCGGTCGTCGCGATCGAGAAATCGAGCGCGGCCGAGTAGTCGTTCCCGCGCACGAAGGCGACGTGGAGCGGGCTGCGTGCTTGGAGGGCGGAGGCCATGCCGCGAGGGTAGCGGCGGCCACCGATTGGCCCTATGGCTGCCGGAGGTCTGCCATCTGCTGCCGCAGCTCGTCAGGCGACGGGTCCTCACGCCTCACGGTGTCCATCCACGACCGTTTCCGGCGTGGCACGTGGGCCAGTTGGTCGCGGAGGCGGCGCTGGAGAGTGTTTCGCGAGACCCCGATCGCGTCCGCGATCGCGTCGAGGCTCTTTCCCATTCGGAACAGCCGCTCCACCGCCCGAACGTGGCAGCCTGCCAGGATCATCCGCGTCGACCCGAGCAGCCGCCCCGAGCGGTCCCGCATCAGTCTCCGCCCATTCCGCGCCCAACACCGCGAGACGTCGCGTCGTACCATTCTGGCCTCCATGCCGTCAGGTCCCTGTCATCCGGTGGAACGTCGCCTCGTGATCCGTCTGCTCGAGGTCGTAGGCCGTGACCGCCACGGCCAATGCCGCCCACCGGTGGTTTGAAATGCCGAACAGCCGCCCCGGGGCCTTCTTCGTACCCACCGGGCCGAACCGGTCGATCAGGGCCTGGCGGACGTTCGTGTCTTTGGCCTTCGCCGACCGGCAGATGTGCAGTTTGACATCACGGCGCGGGACCAGGCGGACGTTCTTCATCGCGGCCATGCGGCCGATGCTGAACACCGTCTCGAACACCTCCCGGCCGACGGCCATGCCGAAGGATTCGATCCACTCGATCGCGACGTCGTACTCGTCGGCCGGCCGCAGGATCGACCCGTTCGGCACGTCGCCGCAGTCGATGACGCGAGCCCCGTCCCACAACACCCACGCGAACTCCCGCGGGCCGGGGTCGATGCCGATGATTGGGGTGATGCTCTCTCTCATGGCCTGGCCTCCCTGCCAGCTATCCCGCTCGGGACAATTCCATCATTTTCCCACCTCCGCATCCGCGATCTGTCCCGCTCGGGAAAAATCCGAGTTCTCATCCCAATCGTTCGTCCAGTTTACGAAGCGTCTCCGCGTGGCAGTGTGCGATTGCGGCCGCCTTGTGCGCCATCGCCGGAATCGTTTCGGCGGCCCAACGGACTGCCTCCCGCTCCTCGTCGGTGAGCGTCCCATCCATCGTCACCGTCACCACGCAACTGCCGTCCCGTTTGCACAGCAGCGACAGCGTGGCGTCCTGCTCTGCCAATCGGCAGATTGCCTCTTCCAGCCGCTTGTTTTCGGCTCGCAGGTCGTACACCTCTTGCGGCGTCCAATCGGCATCGCAGCCGCACTCGGACTCTGAGTGTGCCGCACACTTGCATCCTTTGCCGTCAGCCATGCTTGCGAACCACGCGATGCAGCGGACCCGCGATGCCGTCTGCCGGAATGGTAAGTCAGCGGTCGCGGGCCGCTGATCGCTGGCGTTCTCATCCCAGCCGCTTGCCCTCGCCCGGCGAGTCCCGGCCAGCGTCGGACGGAGCCGGAAACTCCATCCGCGCCGGGCAACGCCCACTCTCGCGGAGCATGGCGTCGGCCCATTCGTAGCAGTCCGCGACTCCATCAAACGGTATTTCGCCTGCTCGTGCGATCAGCCCCGTCAGCGCCGCAGCGGCGAAGTGGTCGCGGTCGGTCATGATGCCTCCCGCAGTTTGGCGGCCATGGCCCGCTTCGTGGCCTCGAACCGGGCAGCGTCATCGCCGGTGAACCCCTGGGCCGGCGGACGCTCGTCCGGCCGGCCAGACGCCGCCGGCCGGTTCTTCGGGGCGTCGTACTGCCCTCCCAGCACCTTGGCGACGAAGCCAGGCTTCACGAACTGCCCGAGGGCCACCGGCGTCTCGAAGTACCGGCAGGCCCGCAGACGGCCGATCGCCTCGACGGCATCCGTGAGCCACCCGGGCTCCGAAAGCCGCTCTGTGCCCCCGTCTGGGGGCTCTGCGGGCTTCCATGGCCTCCCCGGCCCGGCGTTCCACGCGTTCCGCAGGGTTGCCCAGCTTGCCGGGTCCGGTGGCGAAGCCTCGCGCGGAGGAGGAGGAACTTCTTCTCTCCTCTCCTCTCCTCTACTGCGCGGCGGCGCAGTCAACGGCTGCGCTGTCGCGCAGGCAGTCCCGGAACGCTTCCTGCGGTCCGGATCCCGCTCGTTTTGGGCCTTGGCACGGTCCTGGTGCTGGAGTCTCGCCTTGGCCGCCTGGCTGAACCGGCGGTCCCACCCGGGGACAGCAACGGTAGCGGCCGTCTCGTCGATCTCCAGCCACCCGACGGCCGCCACGGCCCGCCAGAAGGCGTCATCACCACCGCATGTCCTCGCCAGCCTCGGGACGGTCATCCTGGCCGTGCCGTCGGCACAGTGGACGGCGGCCCACGACCAGAGCCGGTAGAGCCGGAAGCAGACGTACTCGACCGGCTGCCCGGTCAGGTCGATCAGCTCCTGAACCTCCGGCTTGTCCGGCAGCCCAATGTCGATTGCGAGCCACTCACCGGCCATCCTGGCCTCCGTTCGTCTTGATCCAATCCATCCGGAACTCCGCCCACATCATCGTTCCGCCCGCGATCCGGTGGGTGTGGTAGGCGATGACAGCCTGCTCGAGCTCGTGGTCACGCTTGGACTCCTGTTCCTTGATCCGCTCAGAGCGTTCTTCGCGGAGACGTTGTTCCTGCCAGTGGGTTGCCATGGTTCACTCCATTCCGCCCCGCCGCGTCGAAGCGGCATCGTGCCTATCACGAGGGCGGCGTCGATCATGCGTTCGCGAAGCCGCAAGCCCGCGAAGCCACTGCTGTCATGTAGATGGCGACAGGGTCGTCGTTCATGTCGCCGGCCTTGTGGATCATCGCCAGCAGCGGGAGCTTCTTGTAATCGTCCGACGAAGCTGCCCTCGCGATCTCGTGGCAGATGACTGATTCGACGCGACCGCGACGCCGAAGCCGCTCGCAGTCAGCGAACCACGAATGCTCCTTGTCAACAAAGATATGAAGCTCTTTGTTGCGGATTTCGTGCCTGACGATCACCTCGTTTCCGGCGACGTGGTGAACACGAATCTTCCACCTACTAGCCTTTGACAGCGCTTCGGCCGCTTCGCTTGTTTGCGTCTTTGAGAAACGCTTGTGTCGCCTGCCAGTTTCGGCAGGCTCGACAGTGCCATCTTCTCCGTCAGGCTTTTGATCTCGCCTGCCCTTAACGGCATCATTCATTTCCATCTCAATGTCGCTGCAAAGAGACGACCACTCAAAGTCTTCGGCCTCAGCATCGGCCTGCTCAAGGACAGGCCGGATCTGCTGGTAGACGGCCTGCATCAGATCGTTCCACTCGTCTTCGTCGGCAAGACCGTCCTTTAGCGGGTTTGGCTGGAACTCAATTCCCAAGTTCAGCACACCGTACACGCGGGCAGTGTTGAAGTCACCGCAGCAGTCGCCAGTTGTCTGCATGAGACGGTGTCCCCAAAACACGCTCATGCCGTGCCGAGTCGCTTTCTCGCCATCACAGATGATCCCGAACCAGCCGCTGAATGGCTTTCCGTCGATCTCGCCGCTCACGACAACCTTGTCGCGAAGATCTGGCCCAAGGTTAGGCCGAAGGATGCGAGACTCGCCGTTGTGGATCGCCTCAATCTTGACGCCCTCTTTGAGCCTCATCGCGTAGAAAAACGAAAGCTCATCAAGCAGTCGCCCAACGTCGTTGAGCGACTTGCCGCACATCGGGAAGTGAATCTTCATTCCGGCGGCAGCGGCGACTGGGCGATCCTGAACCTCAAACGATGTGTCTCCGCACTCCATCATTTCCCGGTAGTTGATCGTGGCCATACGTCGCACGCCGGCCTTGACTGTGCTAATCGTGGCCGTTCCGACTTGAGTGATCCAACAAGCGGCCGCCGTGAACCCAATTCCGTACTGCCCCGCCAGCGTCGTGCTCGTGCGATGATGGACGCCAGGCGAAACCATGCGCCGGAGGTCGTCGCATCCGCCTCCGTTGTCTTCGATGCTGACCGAAAGGTTCTTGCGACGCGACTCAATTCGAATCGTGATGTGCGAGGCGTTCTGGTCGAGTGAGTTGTCGATCAGCTCCTTGAAACACTTGGGCCAAGACAGGCTGGTGTTGGCAAAGAAATTGAAAATGCCGCCGCCAAGATCCATTTGCTCTTTCATGTGTCACCTTTGTTTGCAACGGGAAACCCAGGTCAACAAAAGCCCTTCCAGTTCTTCCGCTCTCTCGGGGCACGCATCGAGAAAAGCGAGTGCGTAGTAGCTGATCTCATCGAGCATCCGATCCGGCTCGATTTCTTCGTCGGCCTGGCGTTCTGCTGCGTTCTTGGCGACATGCTTGCGAGGCTTGGCGGACGGCTTCTGTTCCGGCGACAACTCGTCCACGACAGCCTTTACGACCGCTGCGGTAATCGGCTTGCCGGTCTGCTCGGATGCCGCGCAGATTTGCTCCCACACAACCGGAACGTCTTCGGCTGGAAGTGACGCAAGCGGGCGGCACTGGCTCTCTGTAGCTGGCAGCGGAAGATTCTTAGTTTCCGCAGTTGCGGAAAGTAGGCTCATAGTCCGCTTGGCCTTGATGAGCTGGTCGGCCTGCGACGTACTCCACCCAAACTCATCCCGCACCCACTGGCCGAATCCGGCGTGGTGATCGGCGAGTAGACGCTGGGCCTTTTCCAGTTCGCCGCCGACGGTTTCGATGTATTCAGCGAATGACCGCTGGGCCTTGTGCTGCGCTGTGCGGATCTGATCCGCGCAGCGGTCTAGACCTTTCGGTCGTGTTGCCAGTTCGGTGCTCATTGTTTCCCTTTCGTTATGTGCAGCACGTCAACGAGACGCCGCCGTTGTTCGCAATCATCCGCCGCTGGTCTCCAGTCGCTTTGCCCTCTGCCGCGGACACAGACGCAGCGTCGTCGTGACGCAGTGACGAGGCTTTCGCCTTCTCTGTGAACCATCCCAAGGGGTCATTCGCTTACGCTCCAGCTTGCGAGCACGAAGCTCATTCACCACCTCGGCGATCTCTGGATCAAAGCCAAGATTTGCGATCGTTACGCCACCCTCCATTCCCTCTCGCCCCTGCCGCTTGCACTCTCGACCACGCGGCCCGTCTCGAGGATCATTCCCGCCCTGGCAAGTTCCGCGATCCGTTTGTTCACCTGGTGCGGTAGCAGTCCGCATCGCTCCGCGATCACGCTTTGACCAGCCGGGCCGAGCGACAACGCCTGCAGGATCTTGCGGGCGTGCTCACCGCGAAACTCGCCAACGCGACGGGCAGCAGCGTGCGACGTCGGCGGGTCGGTCTTCCGTGCCGCCGCGAAGATCGGCAGCGATTCGATCGCGTCCATGCTCGTCTGCAGTGCCATTCGTCTGCCCTCCGTGTATTTGCCCTGTGACGCCGGGCCGGCGGTCGGATCGCCGGCGGAAAGGTCTCCGGCTCCGGCTGCGGGTGTTTCAGACGACCGCCCGCGGCGTCCTCCCTGGGGCTGCGATGAGTCAGCCCCTGCGGCCGGGAGCGGCCGGTGATCTCCTATCCGTCCGACATCGGCCCTGGCTTCCCGCTCGTGTCTCGCTTCGGCACCCGTGGCGGCGGGGGCGGCTCGTTTTCCACGACCCACGACCGCACCGTCCTGGCGTACCCCAAGGCCTCCTCGATCAGCAGCCGCGGGTTGTCCGGCCGCTTCGTGGCGAGGTACTCCAGACGGCCGCAGACGATCTCGATCGCCGAGCGGACGCCGATCGCGGTATTGCCTCTCCGGATTACCCATTCCATGCGTCCGCCTCCTGCCGCAGCTCAGCGGCCCGCTCGGCAAGCCGCTCGCGGATGTCGTCGATCTTCTTCGCCGCCTCCCGCTTCGCGTCCGCGAGGCTGGCGCGGAAGCCGTCCGGCTTCACGATCGTGCCGTGCCGCAGCTGCACCATCGGCACGCCGTGGACGTCGATCAGCTCGCCGTCCTTCGCGTAGACCGTGACGTCGCACCCGTAGACCTCGATCTTGTGGACCTTTGCCACGTTGCACCTCAAAACGGGATGTCGTCGTTGGGCATCACGCCGGAGGCCGCGTCGGCCTTCTGGGTCGGCGTCCGGTGGACCACAGGCTTCTCGGCCGGCTTCGGCTGGCCGGCGTCGGGCTGCGTCCACGACTCAGCCGGGAACCACTTGTCGATCTGGACCTTGCTGTCGCCGGTCCGCTCGTTCGTGTAGATCGAGGTCGACACCCGGACCCGCTTCCCGACCAGGCACGCCGGGCTCCAAGCCGGGCCGTCCTTCGACGGAGCCTCGACGCCAGCCGCCGCACACACGAGCCGGAACTGCCACCGCCGCGACTTCATCCGCGGGATGTTCGTCCAGGCCTCGGCGTAGCCGGCCGGAGCGTCGATCTCCACCTTGACCTTCAACAAGTTCCCGCCGCACTCCGGCAGCTTCTGGGCCGCCCACTCGGCGTGCCCCCACGTGGCGACCGTGATGGTCCCCTCGTACTCGCCCGCCGGCAGCAGCTTCGCTTCCTGTTCTTCGCCACCCCAGTCGCCCCAGTCGATCGCGTCGTCAGACATTCGCCGTCTCCTTCGTGTCCTTCAGAAAACCCAGGCGGGCCGCATACGCTCGGACCGCTTCCATGTGCTCGTTCGTGTACCGATAGTGCCCGTACCGCTTTTCCGGCCGCGACGTCCTCACGGCCTTCTTGATGTCCCGGTCGCTCAGGCAGGGGATCTCCGCAGTGATCGCCTGCCGAAACTCCGCCCACCGCATCCAGGTCCGCGGCTGGTCGTCGCCACGCATCCGCGAGAACGCGAACCAGTCGCTCATGCCTCAACCTCGCGCGGCTCGATCGCGTCGTGCCGCTTGCCGATCTCGACGTCGAGCCGGTTCCGCTGGCTCTCCGTCATGTCGCCGGCCGTCACGGCCTGGTCGGCCTCGTCGGCGATCTGCCCGAGGACCTCGACGGTGTCGGCCGCGGCCACCCGCTCCAGCCAGCCGCCTCGCGGCCTCGGGCTCGGCACCACCCGCGGGCCGGCGAACAGCGGCGCGAGGGCCTCGATCGTCATGGGCAGCTCGGCCAGCAGGCCGTAGCGGTTCTTCGCGTCCCAGGCCGCGGTCCTCTCCGCGAACAGGATCCGCTCCTTCCCGCCCTTGGCCCGCGTCCGGCCGTCGGTCCCCTCGACCAGCCGCGTCCGGTAGTTCGCGAACAGGAGGGCGTCGGCCCACTCCTTGACGAGCGGGGCCACCTGACGCGAGAGCTTCAGCTCGTACCGATCCCAACCCTCGTCAAGGTCGGGCGGCGTCGTCCGTTTGACCGTCGAGTGGCCGACGAACACGACGTTCACGCCGCGGTCGATCAGGTTGTCGGCCATGCCGAGGAACGCCGACATGACCTCGGCGAGCTTCACGAACCCCTTCCCGAACCCGTAGTCCTCGACGCTCCGCTTGCCGTCCTTGCGGAGCATGTGCTCGAGGGCGAGCCGCTCGGCCCAGTCCACAGAATCGACGACCACAGTCTCGAAGCCCTGGGCGTTGCCGCCGAGGTCCACCATCGCCCCCTGGAGCGTCATCCAATCGGAGCACCGGACGCGGGCGCAGTCGATCTGCCGCGTGCCGTCCTCGGTGTCGAGGATCACGGGGTTCGGGAACTGTGCCGCCAGCGTGCTCTTGCCGATGCCCTCGGTGCCGTGCAGCACCACGCGGGCCGCTCCGCGGCTGACGCCGCGCTCGATCTTGATCGCCATCACTTCCCCTCCATTCGCCGGACCGTCTTCATGTCGACCCAGCCCGCACGGGCCAGCGTCGTGAAATCGGAGGCGGCCGGTCCGTCGACCGCCCCCGACCGGATGCATCCATGCCGACCGGCATCCCGCCGGCATCCTCCGCCGCGGCATCCGCCACGGGGCTCCTCCATGCGATTCATCACCACCGCCAGGCCGACCGCCACGGCCCCCAGCGTGAACGTCATCACGAACGCCGCCGCCACGATCAGCCAGAAGCCCAGCCACGCGTCGCTCATCGCAGCACCTCGCCTTCGGTGTCGTTCGCGATCACGCGGAACTCGTCGAGGCTGGCCTTTGCCCGGAGGAACAGGGCCGGGCCGGCCGGGATGGCGTAGAGGCCGTCCCCGACGGGCCGGGCCTGGGCGACGAGCTGCTCGAGCACCCGCCCGGGGGCCATGAGCTTCTGGATCGCCCGGGCCTTCCGCTGGAGGAAGGCCTCCCACTGGCCTTCCCGGTAGTCGCGCCGATGGTGGGCGTGGTTATTGAGCATGGTCAGGCCCTCGCGATGTCCGAGGCCGGGGCCACGAGCTGAGCACCGCCGTCGAGGCCGACGATCACGGTCGATCCGGCGACGTCGAGCACGCGACCGGCCCACCGCTTGCCGCCGCTGCAACCGTTGATCCAGTCTCCGATCGACGGCAGCGACCGGCCGTAAAGGTCCTGCATCCCTGCCACCGCCGCAGCGGCTTCCGCGTCGCCCGGCATCCGAAAGTTGGCGTCCATGCCCATTGTCTCCTTATCTCCAAATTGAGCCGGCAAGCCAGAGCAGATGATGAATCGCCCTGGCTGCCTGCGAGTCCGTTCCAAGCTCTTGCCCGATACGCACGAGCACGAGCACCGTCATGAGCCGATTCCAGTCAATCCGTCGCATGGCCTGCTCCTGACTGTGGGCGGGAATGTATTCTCCCGATCTCCAATTCGTCAACAGCATTTTTTTCGGCTCGTGATCCCGCAAGATTTAGGCCGTTTTCCGGCCTCGGGGGCGGCGTCCGCAGAGCTTACCCTCGGCCCGCAACTTGTCGCGCTCGGCCGCAAGTCGCTCGATCTCGTCCGCGTCATAGACGTAGACGCGGTCGGAGATCCGCCTCGACCATATCTCTTT